TACATCAGTTGAACAAGAAGAAGCTAGAGACGATAAAGAAAAAGTAAGCAGTAAAACCGATAAAATTACAATTAAAATTTATTCACACGTTTATTCAGTTTCTTACTTAAAAAATTATATTGATAATATAACTAATGCTTATTTAGCTTCTATTAAAAGTAATCGACACAATAAAAAATTTATTTATAAACTTGAAAAAATTAAGTTTGATACCGACAACGAATCTAAATTAGATTGTTGGAGAGAAGATTTATTTGAAACTACTAGAAACTTCAATAATATTTTTTTCGACGGCAAAAAAGAGTTAATTGAAAAGATTGATTTTTTTTTAAATAATCGCAATTGGTATTACGAAAAAGGAATACCTTATACACTTGGCATTGGTTTGCACGGACCGCCGGGAACTGGAAAAACTTCTTTTATAAAAGCATTGTCAAATTATACTGATAGACACGTTATAGAATTTTCACTTAAGCTTATTAAAACTAAAGCACAGTTAGAACAATTTTTCTTTGAAAATACATATAATGATGAAAATGAAAAAAATACTATTACTTTTGATAAAAAAATTATTGTTTTTGAGGACATTGACTGTATCGGCGATGTTATATTAGATAGAAAACAAAAAGAAAAAAAAACACGTTCTACGAATAAAACAATTGGTTCCAATGACAATATTAAAATACAAGATGTAATTAATACTATTTGCGAAATTAATCAACCTACGTCTGGTACAAATATTTTTGTAAATAATGAACAACCTATAACGCTGGATGATATTCTTAATTTGTGGGATGGAATTAGAGAAACGCCTGGTAGAATTTTAATTATTTCATCAAATCATTACAATAAATTAGACCCTGCTTTAATACGTCCTGGAAGAATTGATATTACACACGAGTTAAGCAATGCAAGTCACAATACTATATCTGAGCTATATTTTCATTTATTTAACAAAAATATTGATAAAACGCAGTTAAAAAAAATAAAAGAATATTTTTACTCTCCAGCTGAATTAATCAACATATATGTTTCTCATAAAAATGAAGAAGACTTTGTTAAAAGAATTGTTATGAATAAAAAAGTCTAAGTTTAATAAATTTATTTTTATACGTTTTATTATTAAATAGTAAATACTGTTTAATAATAATAAATGATTCAAGAATACGTTAATAAGCTAATTGAAAATTTACCAGATGATATAAAAAATACAAAAAACCCTCTTGTTATTGACCTAGTTTTAGACGGAGGCATCTTTAATGGCAGTTACCTTGTAGGTGCATTATATTTTTTAAAAGAAATGGAAAAACGAAACTATATTAAAGTTGATAGAATATCTGGATGCAGCATAGGGTCAATTGTAGCATTTTTATATTTTATTGATGGTCTAGATTTAATGTCAAAATTATACACTTTAGTTCAGGATGATTTTAAAAAGTGTTACAATTTAAAAATTATGAAAACTTTAAAAGATATGTTAAAAGATAATGTTCCTGAAAACATTTGCGAAAAAGTAAACAATAAGCTTTTTATTTGCTATAATAATATTGTAAAAGGAAAAAAATCAGTCAAGTCAAAATACAAGAACCAAGATGAAATATATAATTCAATTATTAAGTCTTGTTTTATACCTTATTTAATTGATGGCAATTACTTGTATGAAAATAAATACATTGACGGTATAAATCCTTATATTTTTAATAAAGAACCTAATAAAAAGATTTTATATTTAGACTTGTTTGGTTATGATAAAATTGGCAACTTAATAAATATTAAAAATGAAAAATCAAATTTTCACAGGATTTTATCTGGTTTATTAGATATACATAGTTTTTTTATTAAAAAAAGTAGCACTCAAATGTGCAGCTACGTTAATGATTGGACTATTTTAAACTCTGGATTTAATTTTGTTAAATTTTTAATAGAAAAAATCTGCATTTATGCAACATATATTTTTATTATTATTAAAAATAATATTACAGACGAGCAAAAAGATTCGTTTTTATTTAAAATATTTTCTAAGATATTTCAAGATATGTTTGTTTTAATATTAGAAACATATTGTTTGTGAGTTTGTTTTATTTAGTTTAAGTATAAATATAAATAAATGGCAAATTTACAAGACGTTTTTGGTGACCTAGCTTCATTTTCTCTCGCAAATGAGTTTATTAATAATGATAACGTTGTTGTTGATAATTCTTTGTCTTTGTTTAAATCAGAATACATAAATTATATTTACGCTGGAATTGCAGTTCTTATTGTTATTATTGGATTTTTAATTTATAAATTTAATTATGTTAAGAGAAAGCCCGAAGATAACTATAATAATGAAGCTAACGCACAATGTTTTGGCGGAATATGTCCGCGTTAATACAGCGCATTTTTGTTTCTTCTACTTTTTTTACCATAAATATCAATAAATGATTTTTGTTTCGTTTTTTTATTTTTTTTTGTTTTATTATTAGACTTTGTTTTTTTATTTAGTTTATCATTAGATTTACTATTTAGTTTATCATTAAATTTATTATTGTTTGAACCGTCATCTGGTTTATAATTTAAAAACCATTCTTCAAATTCTTTCTTATCTCCTTTACTTTTTAACTCCTTGTATTTCTTAGCTTTTTCTGCGCGTAGTTCTTCTAAACCATCCTGATGACCATAACAGGTTATACTAAAACGCCTAAGTAGTCCTTTTTGTTGTAATCTATTTTTTTGTTGAACTTCAAATAAAAACTTTGACATACATAAAATTCTATCTAAAAATTGGTTATAGTAAGGTTTATCTGCATACAAAAACGCCAAGTAAAAACTCAACATTGTGTCAATTGTAGCTATTTTTACCTTTTCCCCATTAATATTTAATACATTATAACTATGACAAGCAATTGGTTTGTATACAAATGCTATAGTTTCGTCTCCAATTTTAATTTCATAATGCAGAGGGATTATTTCACCTACCGGTTCTCTTTTAACAATTTTTGCATTTTTTATTCCAATATCTTTTAAGCGTTCTTTTACTATTTCAGCTGTTGTAATAGGGTCGTTAGATAATACATCAAAATCTGCTACTTTTTCTAATTTATGTTTTAATTTGTTCGGCATATATTGCGAATAAAGCGAAATTGCATAACCTCCAAAAAAAACTACCCCTTGATTTACTAATGTATTTCTTACATTTTCATAAACTTTATCCTCTTCATTTTTATTTTTCATTCCTCTTTGAAAAACAACTTCTCCACAGTTCAAATCTGTTATCGGGTAATTTTTATTAAGAAGTAGTAAACGTTTTAATACTTTTTCCCATCTGCTTATATCGCCTGCTGGTCTTGATAATTCTAAATACATTGACATTCTCAAATAATTTGGTGGCGTATATAATATTCCTCCTATTCTAATTGAGTCTTTTTTTATTGAGTTATATATTCCTTTTTCTAACAATGTTATATCTGCAACGGGTATATAATTCACAAAGACTTTATATGTTCCGTGATGTTGTCCAGACTTAGCTTCTACGTCTGCGAAACCTTGCTTGTAATAAATGTTTGCTAATTCTTTTGCATCTTCCAACGCATTTGTTGTGAAGAAGTCATAATCAGGAATCTCTGCTTCTTTGTTATAAAATTGGTCTTCTGAAGGCAAAATATTATTAATAGCAGTTCCACCGTAACATATTAAATTTTTACGTTTAATAAAATCTTCTACTATTTGTATTATTTTTTTTATATCTTCTGAGTTAACGATACGTTTTCCTAATTTTTCTTCAGCTTTGTCAACAGACATACGTAATATTGCTAATTCACAATCTGAAAAAGATAAATCTTTGCAAATATTTTTGTTTTTCATATAATAATCATATAAAATTATTATATAAAAACATATATAAAATAATGTATTATGGAAGACAAAACAGATTTAATTGAAAATAATAATCTAAAACTAGAATTATTATCTAGTAAATGTGTTTCCAGAAGATTGAAACGCGAGTTTATTAGTATGTACAAATTATATGATGAAATTATAATTGAATCTACTCAAATCACAAACGATTTTAATGTTATTGTTTATGAATTAATTGATAATAAAAGAGTTTGTTATAATTTTATTATTAATCACAATTACCCTTTTATTGCCCCTACAGTTTTTTTTAATAATAAAACGTATAGAAGTTTTTTATTTAGTAAAACAAAATATGAAGCTATTAATTTGAAAAAACTCAATGGCATTGACTGTCTTTGTTGTGTATCTCTTACTTGCAAAGACAACTGGTCGCCAAGACACACATTAACTAATTTAATAGATGAAATTAAGTATTATAAAAAAATTAAAAGAGACTTAGTTTTTAGAATAATAGTAGATATAATTAAACGTAAACATTTAATTGAAGATATTGATTTATGTAGCTGGTTGTTTTAACGGTTTTTCTACTTGTTCTTGAACGAGTGTTGCATTTTCTACAACTGTTTTATAAAACTGAGACTTTGGGTAAATAGTTTTGCAACCATTACATTGACATTCAGTTTCATTAATTATGTGAAATCTTCCAGCTATATTTGGTAATTTTCCTGACTCCTTACACGTAGGACATCCGTAATTGACTGGTTTTTGTTCAGTTAACTTTGACATTTTTAATCCCATTATATTACATTAGTTATAATATAATGTTTAAATTATTTTTTGCTTTTATTATTTTGAATAAGCTCTTCATTATCTGACAAAAATATTTCATTTATATATTTAAACATATCATTATATAATTTCAAAATGTCGTTTTTTTCTTTACTTGATAATTCGAATGCGCAATTTAGTTGTTTTTCATTTAAAATTTTGAAATTTCTGATATCGTGTTTTAATTTTTCAGACATATATTTATAATAATATTATTATTTTTTTTACTTTATTTAGACGCTAAAATTGTAATAATCGCTACTTACATTTCGTGTAGCATATGAGTAAGCTGGATTTTGTGGAGTTGGAGAAGGAATTGTTACTGGAACGTATCTTAAGTCAGCCGGTTTCAAGCAAAATGCGTAATTACAAGTGTCAAAAAACAAAGCATTTTCCATAAGAAAGTTGTCGACCATTTGATAACGCATAGCAACCATTTGACATCCTGATGCTCTACATAAAAATCCACTTGGGTTTGTTGGGTTTACGCCTGCATCTGGCATCACAATTGTCATAGCTCTTTTATTATATTCAGTTAATTCATTTATATCCGGACTATTTTTAATGTTATAGTAATCGGATGCTCTCATAAAAATAGAATTGCTTGTTAAATTTACATATTCTAAAAAGTCTTGGTTTTCCAAAAAAGCATTATTAATTTTATCAACAATTACAATTATTTTATTTTGAAATGTCAATAAGGGTAGACTTCCTAAATTTTTTCCATAATTTTCGAAACTATAATCTTTACCAAGCATTATTGAATCGTATGATTTAAATATATTTGCCATATTTGAGTACACTTCTTGATTATTACTTTTAATTCTTAAGTGAATAATTATAGGGTCTGTAGGATTTGGACAAGTTCCACCTGCAAAAGCATAACCTTGAATTGTACTCATTACATCTCCAAAACTAACGCTATTAAATGTTTCTTTTACATAATAATCATCTGTAGTGCTTGTTGCTACAACAGCGTTGTTATCTACAGAATAAATTTCGAAATCTAAACATCTTACACCTTGTTTTAGTACAGCTTTTAAATTGCAAATATCAACGTAGTCGTTTTTATAAGAACCACCACTGCAAGCATTATAAGCTGTTTTAATATAATAGTCATATAAGTTACCACTGCAATCAGGGTCATTAGCTGAAATAGGTTGTAAATTACCGTCTACGCTGGGATATAAATTATTCATATAATTGCATTCACTGCTTTCTAGTCTTCTAAGGTAAATTATGTATCCCACTATTATTATCAAAAGAACGAAAATAAATGCTAGTATAATATAGCTTTGAAAATCCTCATTCAAATTTTTTATAGCGCTTAAATAGTTATTTGAATTTGTTGACATTAGTATAATATATTATATTATTTTAAAATAATATATTTAAAAACCAAAAAAGTTAAATAATATTTATATGTATATATAAGATATGGCTGGTGGTTTGATGCAACTTGTAAGCGAAGGACAACAAAATGTAATATTAAACGGTAATCCCGAAAAAACATTTTGGAAGGCAACTTATATGAAATATACCAATTTTGGTAAGCAAAATTTTCGTTTGGATTCGGAAGGATCACCCGTATTAAATCTAACATCAAGTTCAACATTTACATTTAAAGTGAAGCGCTATGCAGACTTGCTTATGGACTGTTATATTTCAATGAATCTACCAAATATTTGGTCTCCTATTTACCCTCCTCAATCCATTACTAACTCTGATGGCACAATAAGCTACACGGATTGGGCGCCTTATGAGTTTCAATGGATAGATAATATAGGTGCGCAAATTATTGAAAAAATAACCATTAACTGTGGTAACCAAAAGTTACAAGAATATTCTGGCAAATACATTTTAGCTTCAGCACAGAGAGATTTTTCTGCACAAAAAATCGCATTATTTAATGAAATGATTGGAAATGTTCCACAGTTAAATGACCCTGCTAATTATGGTGCGCGTGTTAATGCATATCCAAATGCTTTTTATACAACAAGTCCTGCAGGCGCACAGCCTTCTATTACAGGTCAAACACTATATATTCCTTTAGGAGCGTGGTTCAACCTTAAAACACAACAAGCATTCCCTTTAGTTTCATTGCAATATAATGAACTGCAAATAAGTGTAACTTTTAGACCTGTTAATCAGTGGTTTACTATTCGCGATGTTATAGATTATGCTAACAACTTTCCTATCGTTGCTCCAAATTTTAACCAATTTTATATGCAATTTTATAGATTTTTGCAAACGCCTCCAGATGAAATTCTTGGTCCAACATCTTATGTAGATACTAGAACATTATGGAATGCGGACATAAATTTAAATTGTACATACTGTTTTCTCTCTAATGACGAATCTCAATTATTCGCAAAAAATGAACAAAAATATTTATTTAAACAA